AAACATTTAAAAATGCTTAATTTCTGATTGGAACCGACGACAATATTTATTGCCGTGTCGTGGGCTTTCACGACGTCCTTGGAATTATACTCATCACGAGATTTGCCAGAAAACACTCTGGTAGGTGCTAGTATGTTAAAGTCTTACTAGACTGGTGGAATAGATTCAAGGTACACAATAGGTGCACCAATAAACATACCCAAAGTGAAATCTTCACCTGCTGCGCAATACAATTGATGATCATGAAAAACATCAGCTGCTGCAGTAGTTTCATAAGACAACTTCCAACAAGGTTTATATGTTGTTTCAGGGTCTGAATCAAAATGTGCAAGTGATCTAGAAGGTAAAAATCGCCTTGAAGTATAAAAAGGGACTTCAAAGGCTACAATAGGTTCAACGGAATGAACAACTACTTGGGCACCCTCTTGAGCATTAGCGTATTCATCAAGACCAACGTACCAATTCTGAAGACCTGTGTTAGCAGATTTGTCCCCAACTGGTTCCATTATGTTAAATGGAGTGCAACCTGAATAGCGAGTAATGGTTTGTGGTCCCATATAGTAACCACAACAATTTTCACTAGCAGCTGCAGTGGTAATCTTCCAACGAACAGAACCACGCCATCCAACAAATCCTGCAGAAATAAATCGCAACGGTGTCATGAATCCATACACGTATGGTTTGCCACTCGCAATGCGGGGAACTGCTGAAGAACTAGCTGAATAATATGGTGTGTAACCAGGTTCGAGTGGAAAAGATGACCTTTGAATAGCTTTCGCTACAGTAACAGAACCAGCTGCATTAGTAATATGCACAATTTCTGTCATACAGAAGCGTTTAAGCAATGTTCGGAAGGAACGAATTGATTCTCCCATGAAAACCATGTTTGTTGGAGAAGTCAAAGAACTCATATCTGCCAAAGTATCAGCATGCTCCGTGGCTTCAAAAGTAGTAGCATCTTGTGTTGGAACGGCTGAAACAGGCAATTCTGCCGACTGTGGAACAATTTCTCCTTCTTCGGGAACATCAGCAAGTAATGCAACAGGAGCATCAACATCACCATGTGTTCTAAAACGAAAGCGAGACAAAGGTCGATTTGTGGGTGCAGCAACTTCAAAATCAGGACCAGCAGCCACTGAAACTACAACATAACAATCATCAACAGATGAACTGGGATTTGTCAATTCATTCATGACATAAACACCAATAACACCGTTTCCACATGTATTTGTTGAAGAATTGTAGTTCAAAGGCGTGATGGCATGCATTGGTCCAATACCATCAAATAATGCATTATGACGATATGATGAAGGTTGACCCCAACCAACGGTAATCTCAAAATCTTTGGTTTCAGAAATATCAACAACAGTCTGATAACCAAGATTGTACTCTGGAGTGATTAGCGTTGGATCATTTGCAGTAACTTCAATTTCAGGATCATACACAATACGTATACGCCCCTTATGAAGGGCACTACAAACAACTTGGAATCGATACTTGATGGAACCTCGCCAATATTGAAAAGGCAAGGCAGCAAAACAAGAAGCCGTCATTGTCAACCGAGGTATGTCAGGAGTAGTTGCAGTGTAAATATCATGATACGCAGGGTCAACAATCGCGTTCCACAAAATTGTGCCTGCTGGGGATGAATTTCCAGATGTCCAAGTGAAAGTTGTAAGATAACTCTCAGTTGACGCAACATTCGCAATTTCCATTTCATCTTTGTTGCTGAGACCAAACGCTCTAGGATCAATAGTTAGTTCCTGTTTTGAATCCAAAGACAACTTATGACAATCCTCTTTACCAGAGGAAGTTGCCATATCATTGGTAGTTTTAGGAACAACAATAGTTCTCTCCAATTCCAATGGTTTAGAAAAACCAAACAAAGAAGCCACAGCTGAAGCAGCAGAAGCTGCCAAAGAAGTGGCTCGAGCATATGGTCCAATAATGGGCGCAGACGACATTTTGTTCATAATTGATGCCACATTAGTCGCACGTGCTGAGAATGCTCTATTTGAGTACTCATCAGATTGTGGTGCAATGCCATCAACATTACAAGTAGTGGGCCCAGACAAAACAACATCTGTTGCCCAAGCCAAAATGGAAATCTGAACATCAGTAGTACCTCCATTTGCATGGCGAAGGGGCGTAACTCCAACTATGTCATAAGTTCCCATTTCATCAAACTCACCAAGAGGTAAGTCCAAAGCATTGTTATGCCACAGAAAAGGTAACTCAAGATCACCACCTTGACTCGTAGTAGGATTAAGCCAAAGGTGTGGTTTTTGAGAGTTATTCATCAAATTTTGCAAAGGTAGTGGATTAATACCACCTGATCTACCAACTTTGTCATAGTTGTGCAAAGGATTGTAATACAATATAGCACGACCATAATGCAATGGGGATCCATTTATCAACACTCGCAAATGTAACTTGGCTCTCAATAATTTGAAATTGGAAATTCTGTTGCTCACTCTCTTGTTTCGAAAATAAAGTGACCATGGATTAACGTTACTAGAAAGAATCCCAGCTCCATTGCCAACTTGCCATTCTGAAAAAGCTATCAAAACAGGGCGAGAAAAGAAATTGTTCAAATCTAAATCATTTTCAATTGTTTCATTGTGAACATCATCGTACTGGGATGCCACAGAAACTGTAGCACCAGGAGAATAGTCATGAAAGGTGACATTTTGAGTTGACAATGAACTACCTGTAGGATGTTCTGATGCCTGTGGTTTAAATTTTGGTTGTGAAGTATATTCATAGCTCAAATATTGAGTATATGGACAACATTCATTCATCAAATGTTTAGCTGGCATCAAATACGTGATAGGAACAGGTAACAATCGTTCTTCTTTTGACTGTGGGAGGACTACGTCCTCTGCTTGTGGATCTAATGAAAAATGAATTTCTTCTTCAGGCTGATCCATTCTCTTCCTATATGATTCAGTCATATCATACAGGGTATAGGCGACGACTACCACTAATAAAACTGATAATCCACTCGCAATGTGTTCAATCGCACCATCCAGTGCTGAAGGAAAATTATAGACATCCTCTATGTCTTGGGCCTCTTTTAGACTTCGCGAAGAGGGAAAACGCCTTGTATTTACAGGAATTTTATGTACACTTTTTATAGAAGCATGAAACTATGTAATATATACCAACATGAAATACATATCGAAAAATAGGAGCGTCCACTCATGTTATTGTAACTACGCTATCCCAGAAGATGTTTTTCCCTCCAATGTTCTACACGATCTTCAAACGTGTAGTCCAAAACAGATAAATTCAATAAGCCAACATTCTGACAAACTTCTTTCATCTGTTCCCTGCGCATTTCATAGTGGTCTTTGCCAAAAGCAAACCACTCATGCATTGCGCTCTCAACACAACTTGCTGCAACCTGCTCAGGTGTAGCTTCTTTAGATTTCAAATTTGCATGCAAACTCTTGAAAATAGACATCTCATCAAGTTGACCAATTGTAGTACCGATCTCTTCAATGTATCTGCTCTTTCGTTTCAAGAAATCAACATCCTCGATTTCCATAAAAGCACTTGAGGTATTGCCTTTGTCGGGCAGCGTGATCTTCATGTCATGTTTGGACAAGAAATCTCGATACACTTCAAAATTGAAGCGATCATGGTATTCCTTGCGCAAACTTCCAATAAAATCATCACCATACGTCATGCAAGCCATGTTGGCCCTGAAGTCCTCCACCTCAGGGATGCATGAGAAAAATCCCATGCGAACATATAAGGAATTAGCAGTACTATTTATATTTACAGTTATACTGTTTCCTGACGTGTTCATGTTGAATGCCATCAAAAGCACTCCATT